CTGCTCGAAATTTCGATCTTGCGTCACGGCACGACGTTCACAGTGCTCGGTCAACACACATGTCGCACCTCACGTGGTAAAGGGCGGTTCTAGCGCCCAATTCGACGATCCACGATTACGGTCTCACGGCCGGGTCAAACCGAAAGGACAGGGCGGGCAGAGTACCCCCTGGCGTGGATTTATCATACAAAGGCTCAAACCGTGAGCGGGCGGACGTTGAGCAATTACCCAGAAATTACAGCTCAATGGATTCTCGGGATGGCACGATCACAAAGGAGAAACAAACGCGGGGCACAAATGAGCTTTCACAGAAGAATAAATCGAGCTGAGTTCGGAATAGTCCCAGCTTTCCCCAAACGTAAGCTTCAACATGTCGACACTTGAACGCCAAAAATCAAGTGACGCCTCACCACGCTGCAAACCAATGCGCGCGCGGTAGGTGAGCGCGCGAAGATCAACATGCAAGCTCCTCTTCCCAAAAGACCAGCCGCAAAAAGCGGACACCTTGGAGCGTACCGTCTTAGGAAGAATACGCCATTGGCGAGGGTTGAACCAGGAATTCAAAGACCAAATCCCACAAACCATTGAATCATCGCCACAAATGGCGAGAGGGGTGTTGACAGGGAAAGACAAAGACGCCCCGGTGACAGCGGCATTGCGCATGGAATTCAAAAACAAAGTATACCGATCACCACTCGGTTGCATAATGGGGTAAGCGCCAACAAAAGTCCGCGAATTAACCCGGGCATGAACATATGAGTCGACGTACCAAGACGGCAAACTGCACTGTGCCATGAGCCAACAATCAAAAGCCAGGAAGACCCGATCCATCCCAGTGTCCCAGCCAGTGTAATCATTGGCGGTGACGCCTATGCCGGGTGTCCAATGTTTGCGATACCATGATTTAAGTTGGGACGGGTCCATGCGGTTGAAGTACAGAAAGTTGCTCCGGAACCGCGTGCGGCAAGCATGCTCCATGTACTCGCACCAAACAGCGTCACGGAAAGTCCGAGACATAGCCACACGGGCAATGACTTGGGACTTCTTAACCGGGGCACCACGAGCCTCCAACTTCTTGATCCACTGACCTTTTTGGAAAATGCGTATGAACAGCGGGTCGTCGTCGACTTCCCAATCAGAAACAGCTGCCATCACTTGCACCTTGGTCTTGCCAGCGAACCAAGAATCAAGGCAGTGAACAAAACAATTCTCAAAAAGAGGCTCATTAAACATCAACGGGTCACGCATGTCCACGGACTTCTGAAAACCAGCCTTCAGCTGAGCAAGACGGTTGCGGTCAGCGGGTGTCAAGTCTGGAGAGTCACGTCTAGCAGGAAACCGCTCGGGCTGGGACTTCCAGAGAAGAGCCTGATCAGTGCCACGATGGTGCTGCGCCTCGCGAGGACCAAGAGGATCACGAGTGTTAGTCGGCTCACTGTAGAGTTTAGTTCGAGCCTCCTCCTCACAATGAACAGGGTTGACATCCAGCGCGTCAAACGGGTCAACGAACGGGGGAGGCAGAACCAAAGGAGGAGCTTCATACACACTCGGGCTCTGCTTAAAATCTGAGTCAGCAGCCAAGGGCAAGTAATGACGGACGGCGTCTCGAGCAAAGGCCGCACGAGTCAGCAAGGTCTTAGGCTGATACATTGACGAAAAGGGGGCATTAGTGACCTGCGGGAGGAAAGTGCGGGGAGCAAGCTGCGGCTCCGCATACAACGCACGAGAGCACTGAACAGCCTCGTACTGACGTTCACTATAACGCTCAAACCCAGCAACAACCGGTTGAGGGGGATTCAGACCCAGAGTGAGACAGGCTTCCGGGGACAAGGCGCTGGCGAGGTGACTCTGGAACGCGCGTTTCACAATTTCCTGCACATCAACCCGGGCATTGACAACGGAGCTCTGGCGGCGAGCGGCAACAGCTAAAATACCGGACATGATGAGAGAAGTGCCGTAAGTCTGCTCTTGAATCGTGGACTGGTTCATCAAAGTGGGAGAGAGAATGAGCCAAATAGAGCCTCGCGCCCGAGTAAGTGCGGTCATAATAGCGTGGTCAGTTGCTGAGCTAGTAAGGCCCCCGAGATCGATGGAAACATCTCCTTCAAAAGTGCGGCCCTGACAATCGGCAAACGCATAGGTCTCCGCACTACCATTGTTCTTGGTCTCGGCGAAGCGGGGAGAAGCAACCAAAAGAGGAACATCACGCGGGGGCTGCGTGACCAAGTAAACCTCGCCTTCTGTAGTACAAAGAGAATTGTCAAAGCCGAACAAACGGGTGACAGACCGGGAGGACCGTCTAATCCGAGTGCCATAGTGATGGCTAAGCGGGGACAGCCATTTCGAGGACGGGCGATTAGCGCGACTCATGCAATTTGGTTCGGGGAAAACACGCCTGTTCTGACAGACGTCGAACGAAAAATAGCACCGACGGGCGTGGGGAAAATTGGTCAAGACAAGAGGAATGAAACCAGCATAGTAAAGGCCAGCGTCATCAAAAAAAAGGTAGGAAGCACCAGTCACAAAGACCCGGCCCTGCGTCGCAAAATTGTTGGAAGTGAGAGCAGGAACAGCTGCACGCATACTGTCCATCAAATCACCACGTAAAGCGTCATTAGGGCAAACGACCAAAATGTCCTGGACCCCAACGCCCTGTGCCAAGAGGTGTTCAATCTCGACAATGAACGCAGTGGTCTTTCCGGTTCCAAACGCCCCATGAAAAAGGCGAAAGGAAAAATCTTGCGGTTGGGCATGATCCGCAATGGCGTCAACTGACATAGCCAAGGCAGGGGCAGCAGTGTCCACAACCTCCAAATACTTCGGGTACTTCTTGTAATCACGCGCCAATTTTTGCGCCTCGTTGATATCCTGGGCAGTGAGACGGTAAACAAGGTCCTGGGGAATCAAGTCAACAGCCGGAATGTCAACCGTGGGAGGCAAACCAAGACCTGGGGAAGGCAACTGGCCATGAGTCTCTGTGTTAGCAAACGCAGATGCAGCGGCGGGATTCAAACCCCACCCAGTCAATGAATCATGAATGCGTTGGAAAACGCGGGTGGGATAATTCAAAGCAAGACGCATTTCCGAGATGCTGACAAAACGACTGTAGGCACTGACCAAGGAATGTGGCAAAGGAATTGGTTGCAGCCCAGCCAACAAATTGATTTGAGGAGGCATGTTGATCAAATGATACGTGTTGCCATTAAGCGCCAACGACCAGTTGAAAGTGGGCCAACTTTCAACGGGCGCACCGTACTGTTCCACCGGCCAATCAGGCAAAGCGCATGGGCGACGCTGCACCATGTCGACACGTGTGACTGTCCCAGAAACCCGGAAGAAATTGAACACAGTCGCAAGTTGGGCATAAGGAACATGACCAGCGGGAGCGATACCGGGATAGGACTCATTGTAAACCGCCCAAAGAACAGCAGGATCAACATGGAGCAAAAGACCAAGACAATCCCATACACACATATTGGCAGGGGGAGGGACGGCGGGAGGGAGAGGCAAAGCGGTCATGGCGAAAGAGAAAATAGCTGCCGTGGGAAAGGAGGTGGGGTCCAAGTGGTAATCAAACGGATTAGGAACAGCGCCAGGAGCCACAGGATTGCCGGGAGGTGCAGGAGGGGCGACAGGAACAGGAACAGGAGCAGGAGGAACTGCAGGGGGGCGCATGGCCTTGTCTGAGGAAACAAAGGTGGGCAAGACGGGAGAGGGAGGAAACAAAGGAATGGGAGTGGAAGGGACCGTGGAATAAACTTCGGACACAGCGTCGCTTATCGAATCCACGCGCCAGCCGAAAAGAGAACTCATGGTGGAAGCACCAGAACTGGAAGAAACGGAAGACCTATCAGAGCTGTCCACATGCTCTTCG